GGCGGCGATTCACGTGCCCAAGACATCTTGGCAATGATTCGCAATCGTCAAAAGTAAGCACACGGCCAGGGCCTCTGCAACCTAGTTGTACGCCCGGGTTATCTTGCCTAAGAATAATATGCAACCTACTATCTATCCGCTATTCTCAGCACCAGTGTACTATGTGCCTGATACTAACTTTCGAGTAGATGATCATACGTTGGCTAAATTTTTAGACAGGACGGAGTTTCCTGATTGGACTGATGGTACAGGATTAACTAGTAATCAATTTATTTTAAACGATTCAACTTACAAAGATATTCGAAGGGTATGTGAATTCCATTTACAAGAATATACAACAAAAATTTGTGGTTTTGATAATGAATTTTATATAACAAATTCATGGTTAACCCGTAATGAACCCAGTGTACCGCATCAAATGCATGCACATCCAAATAGTATTTTTAGCGGTTGTCTATATCTAAGAAGCTCGCCAAAAAGTATAATGACGTTCGGTAGTAAAAATTATTTTACCAAGACTTGGCCATTTACATACAATACAAAACATGCTAACATATACAATAGTGATAACTGGCCTGTCACTGTAGACACAGGATCGATTGTTATATGGCCTAGCGATTTATTACACGGAAGTAATCCAAATCCAAGAAAAGATACTCGTATTGCATTATGTTTCAATACATTCTTAAAAGGCAATATAGGTAACACTTGGTATGGCACAGATTTAATATTAAAATAATAGGAGATTTTTATGGCTACAAAAGCCTTTGATTTAAGTAAATTTAGAAAGACCTTGACAAAAAGTATCGACGGTCTTGGTGTAGGGTTCAATGATCCTACAGATTGGGTTAGTACAGGTAACTATACACTTAACTATCTAATTAGTGGGGATTTTCACAAAGGTGTTCCGCTAGGTAAAGTTACTGTGTTTGCTGGAGAATCGGGCGCAGGTAAAAGTTTTATCTGCTCTGGTAATTTAGTGCGTAATGCACAACAACAAGGTATCTATGTTATTCTAGTTGATACAGAAAATGCGTTGGATGAAAAGTGGTTAAAAGATCTAGGTGTAGATACTAGTGAAGATAAACTACTCAAATTAAACATGGCTATGATCGATGATGTGGCAAAAACCATTCACGAATTCATGACAGAATACAAAACAATGGCAGAACGTCCTAAGGTCTTATTTGTCATAGACTCATTGGGTATGTTACTTACCCCTACCGATATCAATCAGTTTGAAGCGGGAGATCTTAAGGGCGACATGGGTCGTAAACCTAAAGCACTAACAGCTCTAGTGCGTAATTGTGTTAATATGTTTGGATCCTACAATGTCGGAATGGTGTGTACTAACCACACATACGCAAGCCAAGATATGTTTGATCCCGATGACAAGATCAGCGGCGGACAAGGATTTGTCTATGCATCTAGTATTGTTGTTGCAATGAAAAAACTCAAACTAAAAGAAGACGAAGACGGCAATAAAGTCAGTGATGTATTAGGTATTCGTAGTGCCTGTAAAGTTATGAAAACTCGGTATGCTAAACCGTTTGAAACAGTACAGGTTAAAATTCCTTATTCAACAGGTATGGCTCCTACTTCTGGGTTAGTTGATTTATTTGAGAAAATGGGCGTCTTGACAAAGAGCGGAAATAAGTTACAATATATAAGTAAGAAGACAGGCGAAATATCTGCAGAATTCCGTAAAAATTGGACAGAAGACAAACTAATGGTTATTATGTCTGAATGGGACGAATCTGCATTTACTCCTAGCGTATCAACTCTTGAGGAAATTGAGGAATAATAATGGAAGAAGATCTAATTATCGAAACTTGGGATCTATTTAAAGAATATATCTCAGAAAAAGCAAAAGACACAGCCGCAAGTCATTATGTAGATTTTTTACTTAGTAAAGATATTGAGTTAACCACACTTGAAGGATTAACTGGGTATGATGCTAGTTTAGATACTGCAATTAATCTTGTTCTTGATGAAAATCGCGATGAAAGCGATGAGGACGAAGAAGATAATTGGGATTTTGACGAAGCCGACGAGGACTATTAATGAGTTGGTATGCTAAAGTCAGTAAAGACATAGCACATCTTCCAAATTGTTTAGATCACTTTTACAACGAGCTAGAAGAGGCCCGCAAAGAAGTAAAAATTTACGGAAACGTAGAGAAATCTTCAGCGGCCTTGCCTGGCATTGTTGAACAACGATTTAATCAATTACAGGAGATCGAAGCAGTTCTTGAATATTTGAATATCGAGCTTCGGCGTGTTAAATCCAAAGCCTTCAGAAAATATCTAGAAAACTATCAACGTGCGTTGAGTAGTAGAGATTGTGAAAAATATGTCGAAGGTGAAGCAGATGTTGTCGATATGGAAAAAATTATCAATGAATTTGCTATGCTCCGCAATCAATGGCTAGGTATAATTAAAGGCCTGGATATTAAACAATGGCAATTAAGCAATATTATTAAATTAAGAGCCGCAGGGCTTGAAGATATTACACTTTGAATGTATAATATAACTTATGTCAACAGTAGAAGATTTAATTATAAAATTATCTTACATATTAGATAAAATTCTTAATACAAATGATAAAAATCTAGTATCAAGTTTTTCTAATCAAATATTGCAAGGTAAAGGATTCACTGAAAAACAGGGAAACTACGCCCTAATAATTCTACGAAGATACAAAAACTTATTGACCACAAATTTCAACACCAATATTGATAATTTCTTAGATAATCCTATATATAAACTGCCTTTACGTTCGATATCTAGTATTAAAAGAATGTCGATCATATCGAATGCTGTATACAATAAAATTGTAAAAGTCGAATTTCCGTTTAATGAAGACTACATTAAAATTATTAAAGGAAATAAAAAATCATTAGATCATTTTTCTTGGGATAGAGACAAAAAAGCCTGGATTTTTTCATTAACTGAAAACAATTTATTGTTCTTAACACATTTTGCCAAGACTGAAAATTTTCAACTCGATGAAGAGTTATCTAGATATTCCAATAACATTTCTAAAATTTTAACGAACATAGAGAATTATATTCCTATGTTAGTAATTGATAATAAAAAATTAAAATACATCAATATTTCTGAAAATATTCCAGAATTACAAAGTACAGATATATTAGAGGCAGTATTCGAAGCAAGAAAATATGGAATTTTTACCTGGGACGAAAATGTATCTGCGCACATCGATAGTGAAAAAGTTAATCCATTGGTTCGATCTTTTTTAAAATCATCACCCAATGAAAAAATGTATATAAATTCAGAAATTTACCCTATTTCTGAGCTATCAGATTTTATTAAATTTCTAAGACCTTGTATAATAATTATACCAGGTGGCACTGAATTACAAAAATTAGAACAGGCTGTTGGTTTTTTAAAAAATGCAGGAATCGACAATGACAAAATGAGTGTTATGTTTAGATTACCTTCAGAAAATGGTAAAAAATTCAATGATTTTGTTAAAGAAAATAATTTGAATTCTCCTATAACTAATAATACTGAAGTTGTTTTTATAAGCAGTAAGATTCCAAAACCGTTATTAAAATCAAAATTAAAATTTAATACTGTGATTAATTTTGGAGTTAATAATGTCCATTATACCATTAAAAATTATATAGCAAATCACCAAAATGTAATATATTTTTCAGAAAAAATAGAAAACAAGGAATTTAATTGGCTACTGCAAAACTTATAATCAAAGACGAAGTTAATGTTAAGATTGAAAATTTAGATCTTGACACTCGCAAATCCTTGGTCAAGAAATTCAAATATGAAGATCCTACAGCTAGGTATAGACCTGCTTATAAATTAGGTCGATGGGACGGAACTGTGAGTTTCTTTGGAATTGGTGGAACTACATACCTTTCTATGTTACCTCAGGTGTTAGAATATCTAGAGGAAAGAAATTATTACATAGAATTTGAAGATCTAAGAAATCCAACTAGTTTACAATTTGATACAATTTCTGAAGATTTCTGGGGAGAAAAAACTTGGCCAGAAGGACATAGATATGCTGGTGAATCAATTCGTCTTAGAGACGATCAGGTAGAGGTGATTAATAAATTTTTAGAAAATCCTCAATGCATTCAAGAAATTGCCACAGGGTTTGGTAAGACAATTACTACTGCAACTTTGGCAAAAATCTGTGAAAAATATGGTCGAACTGTAACCATAGTTCCTAACAAGAGTCTAGTGGAACAAACCGAAGAGGATTTTATTAATTGCGGGTTAGATGTAGGTGTATACTATGGTGACAGAAAAAATCTTGATAAAACTCATACAATTTGTACCTGGCAAAGTTTGAATATATTAGATAAAAAATCCAAAGAAATTAGTGATGAAGAACTATTAACATTAGCAGAATTATTAGATGGTGTAAATTGTGTAATGGTCGATGAAGTACATATGGCCAAGGCAGATGTATTAAAAAATCTATTAACTAAAAATTTAGCAAATACTCCTATACGTTGGGGATTAACAGGAACTGTACCTAAAGCTGATCACGAATTTCAAAGTCTTAGAGCAAGTTTGGGAGAAGTTGTTCATCGTGTAAAAGCGCACGAATTACAAGAAAAAGGAATTTTAAGTAATTGCCACGTTAATATTATACAAACTGCTGAATGGAAAGAGTTTGGAAGTTACGCAGAGGAATTAAAATATCTTGTAACTGACAAGGATCGTATGTTATACTTGTCTACACTGATCAATACTATTGCAGAAAGTGGAAATACATTGGTATTAGTTGATAGAATCGAAAGCGGTGAGTTCCTAAAAGAAAAGTTAAACGACAGTGTGTTTATTTCAGGCAAGGTCAAAACCAAAGATAGGAAAGAAGAATACGATGAAATTAAAATTGTGGATAATAAGATTATTGTGGCGACTTACGGTGTGGCCGCTGTGGGTATTAATATCCCTCGCATTTTTAATTTGGTTATGTTGGAATCCGGAAAGAGCTTTACACGAGTTATACAAAGCATTGGGCGGGGCATTAGAAAAGCAGAGGACAAAGACTTTGTACAAATCTGGGACCTCACCGCGTCTACGAAATATGCAAAGAGGCATCTTACAGAGAGGAAGAAGTTTTATAAAGAAGCGAAGTATCCATTCACAATCGAAAAGGTAAAATATATATAATGCAAATTTTAACGTTAGAAGATAAGACATTTAGTCTTAATGAATTGCCAGATGAAATAACTGAAGATTTAAGATTTGCTGTGTTAGATAACAGTGATAACCAAAATCCTGATCACTTTTTTGTTCCTTTGATATTTTTAGAAAGTTTTACAGGACCTGCTGTGGTTCTAAGAATAGGTACATACGAATTAACAATGCCTCTTGATTGGTGTACAATTGTCGGTGATCCAGAAGGTCCTGATATGGAAGTACTTCCTTTGACAAGTCTAAATGATCGAGGATTTAAAACTTTTTGTTTTAATCCATTAAGTGGATTTAGACCTGAATTTTTAGATATAGA